CACCTTGGTGCCCTCGTAGTACAGGGCCGCCCCCACCTTCCGCGGGCGCAGGATGGCATTGGTAACCATCGCTTTGATGAGCGACTCAGCCTGGGCGAACTGCAAGTTGTGCTCCCCGGTCAATTCGTCGAGCAGAGCCTTGCGGGATAGCCGAGGCTTGGTAGCATAGTAGGCGTACTGCTGCCCCACCTTTAAGAGCTCGAAGGCCGGCGCCATCGGGGCAATCTCCCAGAGTACCTTGTGCTCGGCGTGCTTCAACTTAATGGACAGGGTAGGCTTGCCGTCGGGGTGACGCATCCCGGCCTCCTTGCCACGCTTCGTCAGATTAAACGAGAAGACGGGCTTGTCCTTAGACTCGCGGCGCACGCTGATAATGGCCCGAGCCCAGTTTACTAACTCGGCCGACCCAGTCCCGCTGTACATCATATCCGAGATGGTCTGCTCTTCGAGCACCTCCTTGGCCTTCGGCTTACCTTCGTGGTGAATGATCACCATGATGCAGCCCGTCTCCTTGAGGATAGGGTCGATGAGGGTACGCAGGAAATTAGAGCAGACCTCCTGCTTATTGATGTCACCGCCGATGTAGGCGAGCAACGGATCTACCACAATCATATCCAACTTGTGGCGGGTAATCAGTTTGCGGACGAGGGCGGTGAAGACCTTGCCGGTCTTGCCCGACTCCATAAAGAACTTTAGGTTGTCGCGGATAAGGTCGAACTCGGACGGCTTCAAGGCCATCCCAGAGCACACGCCCTGGAACGACTCGGACAAATCCCCCACGTCGCACTCGGCCTGCACAACGCCGATGCGGAGAGGGCGCACGCACGGGATGCCGAAGAGCTCGCGGCCTGTTGCCCACGACAAAGCCATCTGCATGACGAAGGACGACTTGCCGATACCCGACTGCCCGGTGATGAGCAGCGACGCCCCCTTGCAAAGGTAACGGCCGTTGCCGACCATCTTGTTCGGGTCGTTCTTGAAGTCGTAGTTCAGCAGGACGTCGAGCCCGAGGTCGGCCGGCACATCCTGCCCCTCCGACCAAGCCGTAAAGTCATCCCAGTCGCTGGCGCCGATATTGAACGCCACAATCTTTTGCTCCTTGTCCCCACGCATGATACCCCCGAGGCGTGACCATCGGGAAGGGTTCTTGTTCTGGGGATCGGGCTCATGGTCTGCCAAGTACTCGTAGACTCGGTTTCGGCGCTCTTCCCATTGGCCCTTGTCAACGGCGTCTACCCGCACCCAAGCGTGGACTGACTTGCCGCCCGACTCGACGAGCAGGCTGATGGGGAGGTTGGACTGCTGGAAGATGGCGAGCTGTTCGTCCTTGGACTTGTTGTCGAACTCGACCAAGACGTGACGGTACTCGGATACCGCGGCGTCCGTGCCGGTGAAGTCGTCCTTCTTGAACGGGTTGATGCGGATCCACGCACCCTGCTCGGTGTCCTTGAAATGCTTGGCGCCCTTGGCGTCGGGCCCGAAGAACTTGGCCAACCAGTCCGCACGGGTAAGGAACATCCCCTTGGACGCCGGGAACCACTTGCCCTCTTCGGTCTGGCCTGCCTCGTTGGTGATGCAGATGACGTCTTCGTCCTTGAAGCAATGGATGAGCACGTCGGCCGTGCAGAGCGGTGTCTGGGCCTGCACGATCTCGGCGACGGCCTTCGGGTCAAAGATTAGCCGGCCGTTGGCGCCGACCCTACGCTCTTTGCCCTTTGCCAACCAGCCGCGGGGGCGTTCATGGGGCTTTACGAAGGCGTCGTTCAACTTGTGGCGAAGGTCTTTCTCCGACCAGTTGGGCGAGCAATGGGTGACGTTCCATTCGTTGAGCAGCGTCCAGGCGTCTTCGTAACCAAGCTCAAAGCCGTTGGCCAGGATGCTGGCGGCACGATAGGTGGCGGGATGCCCGCCTTGGCCAGCGATGGCCGGCGGCAGCTTGGCGAGGTAGGCACGGGCTCCCGTGATGCGGTCTTGTAGGGTCATCAGTATTGGCGGCGAGATCTCTTCTTGATCTTCTCAAAGTCCAAAGGCAATAGCCATTCGTACTTTTTGTTGTTGGTGACAAGGAATTCCGGCTTCGTTGGATTCACCCAACTGATCGTATTGAATTCAATCCAATCGACGGCGTATTCATATTCGTCAAATTTTATTTCCTGTTCATGCATACATATGGCGACCAGCCTGTACCAAGAATAAATGAACACCTTTCGTTTTTTGCATACCCCAACAATTGCATAATCATAATATTCCCTAGGCTCGATGCGTAAGGCGTTTTTTGCGTATTTCATAAAGGGAGAACAAGGATAGATTTCGGCGTACCGGTAAGCCCCATTGCGTCGCTGCTCGTTAGAGCCCCGCTGTGTGATCGGCACTATCCTTGTTCAAATTTTCTGTGATTCGACTCGGGCGATTTGTTCGCCGATCCAACGCATACAGGGAACAGCCATCGAGTTTCCGGCGCACTTGTAACGCGGGCCGTCTGGGCATTCCTCCGCAGGCTTGCCCTTCCAAGGGATCTGCGACCAGTTGTCGGGGAAGCCCTGGAGACGCTCGCACTCGACAGGAGTGAGGCGACGCACGGCCATGCCCCATTGAGCCAGCGGAACATTGCCGCCGCCTGTGCCGAAGCGTGACACGACGGTCGGAGCTACTTCCAGCGGGCCGGTGATGCGTGAGTCGTTGGGGTGGTTCTCGTAGACCTGTTGCTGGGCGATGTAGTTGGTCTGGTGCGTTCCTGTTGAGGAAGAGAGGGCGCCGGCCTTGTCGCCGAGTTCACGGATCTCGTCGCGTTGGTTCTGGGTAAAGGCAATCGGCTCAACCACCGCGTGGGTCGTGCGGGTGTCGCCAAGGTCGAAGTTGTTGAGCGTGTTGCTCGCATCGGCTTCCACCCACGTTTCGTGATCCGTTTCAGTTTGCGCCCGCTTGGACTTGCGGAAGGGGACACCGACGGCGTGTGGGCCGCGGGCCAACAACGAGTCCATCACGTCTGTCTGCTCGATGTGAGGGATATATTGGGCGTTTTCGCCTTGGTTGAAAGCGGCTCGGTCGATGACGACAGGCTGAAGCACAGCAGGGAAGCGGTTCTTCTCGGGCATCGTCTGCCCCTTCTGGAGCACCGCGTCTAGCGTCTGGCTTACTTGTCCTCCGTCCCACCAGCAGCCACGGCCTGCCTCAACGCCTTCTCCAGCATCGGTGGCAACGTTTTTTCCTTTCTTTCGGCGCGACGCAGGATTCCAGCACACGCTTTCGGGCTTAAGAAGAACCGAGGCGGCAGCATCCCGACCTCCAAGACTTGCGACAACGAAGACTCGACGACGGCGTTGGGGTACTCCGAAGTATTGAGCGTCCAAGACCCGGTAGGCCCACCCATACCCGAGCTGTTCCAACGCCCCGAGGAAGGAACCAAAATCCCGTCCTCCGTCCGATGACAAGACGCCAGGGACATTTTCCCAGACGATCCAGCGGGGTTTGAGTTTATCAGCGAGTCCAAGAAAGACGAGGGCGAGGTTGCCGCGGGGGTCGGCGAGTCCTTTGCGGAGTCCGGCGACAGAGAAGGACTGGCAAGGGGTTCCTCCGACCAGAAGGTCGATTGAACCGGGTTGCAGGGGCCAGGATTGGTATTCGGTGAGTGAGCCATGGTTGGGTGTGTTGGGAAAGCGGTGTTTAAGGACGGCGCAGGGGAAGGGTTCGATCTCGGAGAAGCCAACGGCCTTCCAGCCGAGAGGTTCCCAAGCAACGGACGCGGCTTCCATCCCAGAGCAAACGGAAAGGAAACGCATGGGCTTAGTACTTGTTAATGATGTCGACGAGGCTTGGGCCGTCGGCGAGGGCGAGGATGTAGCCCGTGAGGGCTAGACCAGCGAGGAGGGCGAGGAGGAGACGCATAGGATTAGTTGGCAAAGTGGGCAAGGATTTCGGCATCAGTCATGTCGGACAAGAAGCACTTGAACTCTGGCTTTACTTTGACGGCGTCGGCAAGACTCTTGGCGTTCTCGGCGGTAACGCGACCCTTCTTGAATGCTCGGTACTGACCGTGCTTGTCGTCCTTGGTAATGTAGGCGAGCAGTTCGATGCCAGCCTTCTTCATCTTCTTAATCAATTTCTCGGTGCCCTTCTTTTCGCTTTCGGCTTGGACGGTAATATCGACGAGGCAATCAAAGGTGAAGCCCTTGTCGGCAAGGAAGTCCCAGCCTTTTACATCGACCGGGTTAATGGACTTGGCGAAAGCGTCAGCGGTGGCTTCAGTAACCTTGCTAGTGTAGTGGACAAAGGTGCAACCGCCGTGACCTTCGTTAGCGGCTTCGCCGATCACCTTGCCGTCCAGAAGGACGA